TCGGGTACGACAACTTTGGTACAATCAATTGCTCAGTATCCACAAGCTTGGCAAAACATGTACACTTATGTTGGTTTTGCCACATCGTCAGGTTTGACCTACTCAAATTCAGGAAGTTACTATACTGACTTTTTTGTTGATTTGAATATTGAATTCACACCGACAAACGTTCAAACTTTTTCTCCTCTTATTAAAATTTATGGTACACAGAAATTATTGGCGAATGGTAATTACAATTCACAAAACTTCATTCAAGACATAAACGAATATTATGATAAGAACGATGAGTTTATCAGTCAAATTCTCACTCAACTATTCTTCAGTCTTCAAAAACAACTACCGAATGTAGAACAAAGTAACGAAAAACCAATCATGAGTGCTTTGGATGGTGACCAACAAAAGATTGATCTATGGGAAACCTTCAAAGCCTTCAACGATAAATGGATTGCAGGTGGAGAATTTCGTGAAAAAACTCTGTTTCAAGATGTGTTGTTCTTAGATAGAGCAAACCGAGATATCGGTGATGATGTTTTGATGGATGTATTGAAATTAAAAGATTTTTTGTCGGGGAGTAGTATTACAAATGCACGTGTTATAGATTTTGTTAGTAAAATATTCGTTGATAATAAGTTTCAAATGATGCCAATGCCCGCATATATTAATTTTTGGGGTGTTGGTGAAGTTGTGAATGGACAAAGGCCAAGAACTGAAACTAGTCAGGACATGGCAAACTCTTTGTTCGGAACTTATTTAGAAGTCGACTACAGAGAATCATCACCTAAGTTGGTATGTTATTATGTTGGTAAACCATCAGAACACTTGAATCTCAAGGGTAATGAAAATTACAGATGGAAAACAGATGCTTTTGTATTTGATTGTGGTGGTGATCAACCTTTGGCAACAAAATTAGAAAATAAGACGGACTTTGCAAACTCAAACAGAGTGGTTGGATTCAACGTGGATTTTGGAACAAGAAATCAAGGAATATTCTATAGTATTCAGTTGGATCAAAATGGTGCCGCGGCCACATCTGAGGCAAATAGAGTAATTACTGATGTTGCTCTTCAAGCGGGTGGTAAAAGAGCTCAATCACAAAGTGTGTCTCTGTACAATTATTATAAGGTACGAAGTTATGAGTGTCGAGTAGAATCCATGGGTAATGTCATGATCCAACCTACAATGTATTTTAACCTACAACACGTACCAATGTTCTACGGACCTTACATGGTACAATCTGTCGAACACGTGATACAACCTGGTGATTTCAAAACTTATTTCACAGGAATTAGGATGCCGGTTGCTTCAGTTCCAAAAATTACTGAACAACTTTTGAGTCTAAATAATAATCTGTTGGGTGAATTAGTACAACAAGTACAAAGACTCAAGGAGACTGATGCACAAACGGTATCCAATAATGTTATATCGGTAGGAAATTCAATTAAAAGTAATCAAGTATTTGAAGCCGCTTCACCGGCTCGATGTGTTGCTGATATGCAAGTTGCAAATGTCAGGTACCGAAATTACTCGGGTATTGAGACAACCAAGAAAGAAATTACCTTTGGCGAGTTGTCAAATAAAATCAAAGCCAAAATATCAAACAAGGATCTCAGAGGGATTGTATTTTTTACTGCATACCTGAATGGACATAACGACAATAAGTTCATCACTTGGGATTATGACTTGGGTGGAACTCCATTTGGAGGGACTATATATAGTGGGATTTCATACAGTGAAAGAAGAGTATTTTTCAGACCTGAGTATGGATGTAGAACAACAACTAACGGTATTTCGGTACCTTATGCCGTCTTTGACTCCTTCGACAAATCAATTGATTTTATTAACGATTATTTTAAGACAATATATAACACTACAAGTTCGGTCACCAATACAAAATTAAATTGGTCAACGAAATCAGATTACATTGCTAGTTTAGTAATTCTTTGGACTGAATGGTGGCCAACCAAAAAATTCCAAACATCTGAACAATACACAAGTTGGATAAAAACCAATACTAGTGTACTCAAAAGTTTGGGGAAACAAGCGGAAGAAGCAGTCGAAAAGGCGATTTCTTTAGGACTTATTAACTTTTAATGATATTTATAGATAAAAAAACATGGACATCAAGAAACATTTGGACACATATCTTGGAAAGAACACAAAATTTTCCGAAAAATCCACAGGTGGTGGTTATACAGAAGTGTGTGACTTAGACACAGGTGATTGTTACACCGTAAGGGATCGTGATGGTCTTATTGAAAGAGTTGACAACACCATGAGAACAAACAGAAGAGTTCAAGTTGAAACACCTCATGGAGTTAAACAATTATTAAACGGATAAGAAATGAGTAACGTTGACAAAAAAATAATGGAAGAATTGAATAGACACAATTCAATTAACAAATATATTACAGAACAAGAAACATTAGACGCCCCGGCACCCGAAGCAGGTTTAGATGTACCGGCAGATGCGGATACTGTACCAACACCCCAAATGGATCCTACCATTGGTGATACACCAACTGCCGAACCTGAAGTAATTGATGTTGCTCAAGATAGTGAAGTAGAAAAAATCTCAGACACAGGGGAAACTGAAACCGAAGAAGAGTCTACAGGAGAATTAGATATTACAGACTTGGTAAACTCTCAAAAAACTATCGAGCAAAAACAAACTCAATACTTTGATTCAATGTTCCAACAATTGAACCAACTACAAACTAAATTGAGTGAAATGGATGGTTTAGTTCAGAAACTAAATGACATTGAAAGTAAAATTGAAAAATATAGACCCAAAACTCCTGAGGAGAAGTTGGAGTTGAGAAGTCTTGATTCAGGACCTTATCATCAAAAATTATCAGACTTTTTTGATGACAAACAAGAGGATATGAAAAAGACTGGAAAAAATGAATACGTACTTACTTCAGACGAAGTTGAACAATTTACCCCTTCAGAAATTTCTAAGACTTTTGATGATTACGGCGCAGAGCCGACAGGATCTAAGTTCAAAATGAATTGATTTATAATAAAAATGGATTATATTAAAGGGGTCACATTGTGACCCTTTTTATTTGGCGAATGATTTGACGAAACAATAAACTTGGCGTATATTTTATGTCTAACAATTAATTTTTTATAACTATGGCTAGTCCACTTGACGCAGTTCTCGCTCAATACGAGAAAAACACCCAATCCTATGACAACTCAGGAAGAATGTCACAGGAAGAAAGAATGAAGAAATACTTCGCTTGTATCCTACCGCAAGGTCAGGCTCAAGGTCAAAGAAGAGTTCGAATTCTCCCCACTAAAGACGGATCATCACCTTTCGTAGAGGTCTTCTATCACGAACTACAAGTTGGTGGTAAATGGCAGAAATTCTATGATCCAGGAAAGAATGATAATGAGCATTCACCTTTGAATGAAGTTCATGAAGAACTTATGGCAACAGGTAAAGAGTCTGATAAAGAACTCGCTCGTCAGTACAAATCACGTAAGTTTTACATCGTAAAGGTCATTGACAGTGACGCTGAAGAAGAAGGTGTAAAGTTCTGGCGTTTTAAACACAACTACAAAAACGAGGGTATCCTCGATAAAATTATTCCCATTTGGAGACAAAAAGGTGATATTACCGAGGCTGAAAAAGGTCGTGACTTGATCATTCAGTTGGTAAAGCAAAAGACACCTGGTGGTAAAGACTACACATCAATCCAAACTATCATGCATGACGACCCTTCCATTCTTCACGAAAGTGAATCAGTTATGAAAGAGTGGTTGGCTGATGAACTAACTTGGCAGGATGTCTACTCAAAGAAACCCGTAGAGTTTTTGGAGGCAATTGCTCGTGGTGAAGAACCACGTTGGAACTCCGAAACAGGTAAGTATGTATATGGTGATGATGCCCTTCTTTCTATGGGAGGTGGTAAATCCCCTGAGTTGGTTGATCCACAAGCAGGGGCGGATCCTGATGAAGATCTACCCTTCTAAATAAATGATGGTGCCGGCGATGTCGGCACCATTTCTTTTTTATATATAATATGGCAATAATAGTAAAAATATCGCCCGTTTATCGTTACTACGAACTTAAATTAACTGAAGAACAAGAAAAAATTTATAAGGAAAATCCGAATGAATTTATAATTGATATTGTAAAAGACGAGGATTGGGTTTATATTGAAAGTACTGTCGGAGCTGACGAATACGAATTTAAAAAATAACATGGCACTAAAGAAAAACGATTTCACATCACTGAAGAAGAAGTTCTCTACTTCAGCAAAATACAAACCCCAACGATTTTTTGATTTGGGTAAAGAGTTCTTGGAGGCAGTCGGTCTCCCTGGTCCAGCAATTGGACATATTAATATGTTCTTGGGACACAGTGATACTGGTAAAACCACGGCTCTTGTAAAAGCTGCGGTGAGTGCTCAAAAACAAAACGTTCTTCCCGTCTTTATCATTACAGAACAGAAGTGGAGTTTTGAACACGCACGTTTGATGGGATTTGAGTGTGAAGAAGTTGTAGACCAAGAGACTGGTGAAATCGATTGGGACGGATTCTTTATTTTCAATAACAACTTTAGTTACATTGAACAAATCACCGAATACATCAATGATCTTTTGGATGCTCAAGAGAAGGGTGAATTGGAATATGATTTGTTGTTTCTTTGGGATTCAATCGGATCGGTACCATCGAAAATGACGTATGAAGGTAAGGGTGGAAAGCAACACAACGCAGCGACACTTGCAGACAAAATCGGAATGGGTATCAACCAAAGAATTTCAGGTTCACGAAAAGCGGATTCAAAAAACGAAAACACCTTGGTTATTGTGAATCAACCATGGGTTGAACTACCAGATAATCCATTTGGACAACCCAAAATTAAAGCTAAAGGTGGTGAGTCAGTTTGGCTTAATTCATCTTTGGTATTCTTGTTCGGTAACCAGAAAGGTGCCGGTACCACAAAGATCACCGCAACCAAAGACAAGAGAACGGTGAAGTTCGCAATCCGTTCAAAAATCTCTGTAATGAAGAACCACATCAACGGATTGGGTTATGAAGACGGAAAGATTATTATTACTCCTCGCGGTTTCTTGGCGGGTAAGGATACTGCCGAAGAGAAGTCTTCTATTGAGTCTTACAAGAAAGAACATTCAGACTACTGGAAGGAAATTATTGGTTCAGACGGAGACTTTTCCCTTCATGAAGAGAAAGACCCTGAGGTGCTCTAATATGTTGTTAGGATTGGGTATATTCCTTATAGTAATAGGTGTCGTAGGATTTCTGCGTACCCTTTATCAAATTTACACTATGTCGAACCTTTCAAAAGGTAAGAAGTGAAAACTCTTTTAGTAGATGGAGATAATTTATTTAAAATCGGATTCCATGGAGTCCGTGAATTCTTCGTTGATGGAAATCACATCGGCGGAGTCTTCCACTTTCTCAACACACTTAGAAAACAGTTGGATGAGCACAACTACGACAAGGTCATTGTCTTTTGGGACGGTGACGGCAACTCATCCCAACGACGTGAAATATATCCCAAGTACAAACTGAATCGTAGACAAGATATGAACGAATTCAAATTCGAATCATATCTTATTCAAAAACAACGAGTCAAAGAATACTTGGAGGAATGTTTCGTGCGTCAACTCAGGGTTGACAACAATGAATCTGATGACCTAATTGCTCACTATTGTCAGGTGGCTAAAGATGAAGATAAAATCATCTTTACCGCTGACAAAGACCTATTACAACTCATCGATTCAACAACATCCATCTATTCACCGATGATTAAAGTTATGTATAAGATGGGGGATAAAGTATCCATAATGGGTAACCAAATCCCTCATCAAAACATTCTGACCCTTAAGGTGATAATGGGTGACAAGAGCGATAATATTGATGGTATCGAGAGACTTGGTGAGAAGACTTTTCTGAAGTTTTTTCCTGAGGTCCTTGACGAAGTGGTTTCTGTAGATCATATTTTATCTAAAACCAATCAACTTCTTCAGGAGAATGAAACTAACAAAGCACTACAGAATCTTGTCAAAGGAAAGACAAAAGACGGTGAACTCGGGGAAACATTCTTTGATGTCAACAAGAGAATCGTGGATTTATCCAATCCAATGATTACTGAGGAAGGTAAAGAACTTGTCCAACTTTATTATCGTGAAACAATTGACCCCGAGGGTAGGGGGTCGAAGAATCTTATCAGAATGATGACAGACGATGGTTTCTTCAAATTTTTACCTAAAACCGATGAAGCTTTTTTAAACTTCGTCAAACCGTTTACAAAACTAACAAGAAAAGAAAAAAGAAAATTTAAACAATCAAATTAATTTTATTATGAAAGAACAAGATATTGTTAAAATGGAGTTTTTGATCACATTGAATAACAACATTGTTATTCAACGTTACTTCAATGTACGAGGATATAACTCCACTGCACGACT